CTAGTGTTGTGCCAATTTTGTGTCAAAAAGCTGAACATTGTTAACGTGGCTATGTAAATGCTCAACAGATAGATGTGCATATTTTCGGACAGTATCTGTTTTGCTCCAGCCGCCAAGTTCTTGTAATACATATAAAGGTGTTCCAGACATAATATGCCTTGTAGCCCAAGTATGCCTTAAGTCGTGGAATCTGAAATCCTTTATGCCTGCGCGACTTAAAGCATTACGGAATGCTTTTGTATTTGCAATCCTTACAGGCTTCCCTTTATAAGTAAATACGTTTTCTTTGTGTTTACCAAACTGTGCTACAATAACTTCGATTGCTTTGTCATTGAGTGGAATTCCTATGCTATTTCCCGTCTTTGACTCGTCTGAATTTACCCAAGCAAGTTTTTTCGGCAAATCAATTTGCGACCATTTTAATTGCGTTATATTCGACATTCTTAACCCAGTTAAAATCGCAAATTGTACAATGGCTTTTAAATGCTCTGGCAATTCTTGCATTAACCGCATTTCTTCGCTTTCCGTCAGCCAGCGAATGCGTCGCTTAGGTTCGGGCAAGAGTTTTATTGCGGGGCATTTATCTAGCCAATCCCATTCAACTGCCGCTCTGAGTATCACTCTAATTTGTTGCAAAATAGCGTTAATAGTCCTATTTTTAACCCCCTCTTTTGCTTTTTCAGATTGGATAAATTTAATCAGATTACGGTCGATCTCATTTAATATTTTATTTCCAAGATACTGATCTAGCCAACGTAATCCATAAATCATATTGCGATCTTGTTTACGTTTCGGCTTTTCTTCAAGCCATTGCATAACCGCCTCTTGCCAAGAATATTCTGGACGTTCACCAAGTTTAAATACTCGCCAACATTCATTATATTCTTTCGAGGCTAATTGCATTGCTTGGGTTTTATCGGTAGTCCGAGAGCTTCGGCGTACCCGCTCACACGTTGGTGAGGTGTACGAGTAATGCCAGATTTCCCCTCTTTTCTTGAGGGAGATGATTTGACGCGACATAAATTCTCCTTATGCCCCATCTCTTGTTCGGGGCGATTTTGACTATTTTTTACAAAAAACTCAAGCTCTTTAGGATCAAACCTCCAATACTTACCAATTTTATAAGCGGGTATTTCTTTCTTTTTCGCTCTTTCTCTCACTGTTGCTGGATGCATATTAAGGAGCTTTGCAGCTTTTTCTGTATTTATAAACTCCATATTCCCTCCAATAAAATAGGCTTTTTAGCCTTAGGTTGCATTTCTGGTAATCCCTATCTCATCTTCAAATGCCAGCAATCGCACGGCTTGGAGTTGAGAGGTGTTCTGTTGCAAATGGCATTCATATTCGCTAAGCAAAAAGCTATCTTTCTCTACCTTAATACCTATATCACGATCTTTGAAAACGATCTCGACATCAATAAAGGTGAATGCGTCCTCAAGGGCGTTTCCTAGTCTGATGTTGTTAATTAAGACGTGATCGACAAAATAGTCAAAGGGCTTAACGTGCAGCATTGCGAGGCGTTCGTAAAATAGGGATTTGAGGCGAGATTGGCATTCAATCACGTTATCAAGTTGAATATCTACGCCGTAAACGCTCGCTAGTGCTTGATACATATTCAGCACTTTGTAATAAGGGTGCTTTGGACCTACGAGGATTTTACATAGCTTGCGGTTGAGTATGTCATATAAAAAATTCCCCGTGCCACAGCTGGGTTCGAGGATTTTCTTTTCAGGCTCAAAGCTCTCTTCGGGTAAAAGTGCGGTCATTTTTTGCACCAGTTTTTGAGGTGTGTACACCTCGCCAAAGTCTCTTACCCTCGCTTTGGATTTGGTGAGTTTTTCCATAGGGTTTCCTAATAAAAAAGCCTACAACGTAGGCTTGGGTTGAGTTAATTTTTTGTGATTAAATCTGTGGCTGTTCCGCAATAATGCCCATCGCAGTCAGCCCTCAAATCAAGTTCGAACGCACACCACAACAAGCCGATAATCATTAAAATTCTGAACATATTTTCACCTTTTTGCTGAATTTGAGATAAGCAAAACCGCCACACGGTTCAAAGTGAAGTGCGGTCGGTTTTGGTTAAATTTTAGAAATCGAGATAATTTCTTGCTGGGGTGATTTTTGGTATCACTCGTTGCCAGTTGAGCTTGGTGGAGCGTTTGAACGGCTCAATCAGGCGTTGCATTGTGGCTTGGCTTTCCTCGTGGTGGCGGTGATATTCGTGAGCGTGGCTGTACACGCTGCCGCTGAAAGTTGACCCAAGTGCATTGAGCGGTTCGTAAAGGTCAGCAAGTAAGGTGTTCATTCTTTTGTGGCTGAACCAAAGCCAAGCGAGTTGTTCGAGTTCGTACTCGGTAAATTCAAAGGTGTATTTTTTCTCTGGTTCAGGCAAGGCGAGTTGTTTTGGTTTTTGTCGCTCTACTTCTTGATCGAGAATATCCAGCACCCATTTTCTAAACTCTTTGGCAACTTTAGTGTGGGAAAGCATTCCGATTAGGTGGCAACCACGCAAGCTGAAAATTCGCACTTTTTGTATTCCGCCGTTGGTTTGCATATTAATAAGTGCGGTCATATTTGGGGTAAATTCGTCTTGATGTGCGTTGTAGAGATTGCCAATGCCTTTTAATGGATTTGAATATCCTAATGCTTTGCCAATATCTGAAATAGATAACCAAACTTGGTTGTTTTGATTAATTGCCGAAATAGTAGTATTTTTGAAAATTAATGTAGTCATTTTTGTTTACCGTAATTTAAGTTTTAAAAACTCATCACAAGCAACGCCAATTACTGGTGATGAACTGATCAAGGTTGGCGTGCCGTCTTACGGTGTAAACGGTGGATCTTTCGATCCCCTCAATCAGCTCATCATTGACTACTTTGAAAGGGTACCTCAATTCGAGGGTGCCTTTTGGAAGGTTTGATTTTCTGATTTTCGGCTATAAAAAAAGCCGCTTTGTGCGACTGTTATTCTTAACCGCACCGTAATAATTCAGGACGCCAATCCCGACTTTCGTTTGAAAGTGAGGATATGTTAGCCTGAAGTTTGGGCGGTGTCAAATAAAAAGCCTAACTTGCTAGGTTAGGCTTGTGGTAGTTTTGGTAGTGGCTGCCAGTGCGTGACATCAACCGCTTTATCATCAAATGTACCGTAAATATTAACGGGTGAAAACCAATACTCACTACCGACAAGCTTTTTTACAATAATAAGTATTAACACTTTACCATCTATAACACATCTACCAATCACTTTGGTTCCTAGTGGTGGGAGTTGTTTATTTATATCAATCCAACCATTATTAGCATAGGCGTTATCATCATTTTTATACTCTACGTTATAATTTAACAATGCTTTCATCATTGCTTCAGCACCTTTCTTAGTTTTAAAAACTAACCCTTGTGAAATCATTCGCTCATCTCTTTCATTGTATTTATAAAATGGATCATCTTGCACACATTCAGGTGCGGTAAACCTTACATACCAGTATGTTCTACCATTTTCCCAAGTATTTAACGTTACTGGTTCAGGAACTTCGATACCGTTCACATAACGTTTCGGATCTTCCCACATTCCCGCAATAGTTAATCCTGCTTCGTCTGTACTCGCATTCAGAGTATCTGAATACCATCTACAAGGGATAATAATATTTTCGTGTGTGTAATATCCGAATAAATCTAATAACCCAATATAAGATTTATCTATATTTTTAGCTTCACTGTTTAAATCCAGTTTAATAAATGCTTTATATCCATTTTTTAATTTAACTGGCTCGCCTGCTAAGGCTTTTTCTAAATCAAATGGTTTCATTTTAATTTTCCTTTCTAATATAACATTTCAGAATATAATTCATCTGGTTCATAACCAATATCAAATTTAATTTGATTATTAGCTTTAGCGATTGCTAAGGCTTCTTTTCTATTTACAAACCGACTTTTATTAGTAAGAAAACCTTGTTCAATTTCTTCTAATTCTTTATTTTCATAAATAGGATAAAGGCTATCTAAAACATCTTGTCCATCAGGAGAATAATGTCTAACCATCGGAACGATAAATTCTGTGCCTTTTCGATTTAGGTCAATCTCTTTTTGAGTGCGTTCTATGAATTTAATCGCCGCACATACAATCAGTTCTGGGTGCATTTTATTTCTCCATTTGTTTCCCTGTTGAATGTTCTGCGTGTTTTTGGTGAGCCTCTTGCATTTCTTTTTCTGAATTATGCGAACTGATTTCTATTCGATACCCAAATATCGAGGCACAAAAAAACAGAATAGCAAGCCAACCAAATAATCTCGTTAAGTAATCAAAAACAAAGGCGATCACATAATAAGACCAAGCAAAAATAAGACCGAGATTACTCTCACCAGCATTTGCTTGAGTAATATAAGCCTTGCCTATACCTACGGAATTAATGGTTAAAATGACAAGTGCTGTTGCAATTAAAAGTAAAGCTAATAAAAACCAACCAGAGTCAATTTTAAAAGTCATTGTTTATTCTCCTTGTTATGTTTTTTTGCTTAAAATACGGTCTTTTTTTTACTTTCTTTCTTAATTTAAGAATATCTGCTTTTTGATTTTCGATAATTGTTCGCAAGCCAACAATAGTTTTATCTCGCTCTTCAATTATCTTCTGATATTCTTTACTTAATTCACTAACTTTTTCTGCAACTTTTCTTTCGAGGTAAATAAAATCATCTCTAAGCACTCGTTCAGCTAATCGTTTTATAATCTTCATACGCTTTCCTTTTCTCCAATAAAAAACCGCTATTTAGCGGTTAAATTTTATTGATCATTCACTGCAACCACCAAAGAACTGATCAAATATTAATTTGTTAGGCATATTGGTAACCTTACCCGCTTCATCAATATGTAAATCAATATAATCGCCATAATCATTAGGTAAACAATCAGGAATATAATTATTAATCAGTGAGCTAATAACATTTTTATTTTCATCTAGTAAATAATATTCTCCCTCATCACAGATTTTCATATTCATTTTTGCGGGATGGTTTTCTGGCCAGTTTTCAATTTTAGATGTATCTAAATCAATTATTCCGCACCATTGATCACCATCGCGCAACGGAAAATTATAAGGGATATCTTCGTCGTCATATCTAACAGGGATTACTAGTTTTATATATTTGATATTAACTTGTTTTGTTGTTGGTATTTCGATAATCATATGTTTTCTCCTCCTAAGTCTGGATGAATATCTTGAGCAAAAGGCAGGCTTACTGTCCCAGTTGGCTCAAATTGCTTACCAGTGGCTAATTGAGCATAGCCGATAATGTCGTCCCAGTGGTCGGGGAAGGTTTCATCACCGTTGCAAATACGGGTGAGTTTGGCGGCAATCATTGTGGCGGCATAGGCTTTGACTTTGTTGCGTTCAAAAAGCTGGCTTTCAATAATCGGTTTCATCAGGTGATAAAAGGTTTCTGCACCGCTGATAAAATCGCCGTGCGTTTTGGCCCGTTCGTTGAGTAGGTCTGTGTTCATTTTTGCCTCATAAAAAAGCCCTCATTTGAGGGCTATCGTCTAAAAATAATCAGGAATCGTCTAATTTAAACAATACTATCTATTTGATTTTAAATGCTAAATATGTTTTTAATTGTCTAAAATCGTTTAGATATTGTTTAAATTGTCTAGACAACTCAGAACGGAATATCATCATCTAGCTCATCACCATTATTCTGCGCTGGTGGCGTGTAGTTGCCACTTTTAGCGTTAGCATAAGCATTGGATTTTGTTGATTGCGTTTGACGCGGTGGTGCGTTTGTTTGTGCACTTTGTCCATCTTGGCGGCTATCTAACATCTGCAAGCTGTCGCCTTGAATTTCGGTGGTGTAACGTTCAATGCCTTGTTGGTCTTGCCATTTTCGGGTTCTGATGCGTCCTTCAACATATACTTTTGAGCCTTTATGCAAGTATTGCCCTGCAATTTCCGCTAACCGCCGATAAAGTACAATTCTGTGCCATTCGGTGAGTTCTCGCCGTTCGCCTGTTTGCTTATCAGTCCAGCTTTCTGAGGTTGCCACGCTGATTGTTGCAACCTGATCGCCATTTTGCATTGTGCGGATTTCTGGATCGTTGCCTAAATTGCCGACGATGATGGCTTTGTTTATGCCTGCCATTTACGTTGCCTCCATAATAAGTTGCTGATAATAATTTTGGGCGACTTCGACCTTTTGTTTGATTTTTTCGATGAGCTTTTCATCTCGTTTAATCGTTACGGTTGTAATTCGCTTATGTTGTGGGATTTGTTTGACTAAATCGACAAATTTTGCGGGATCTTGCCAAGTTGGAATTAATGTTTCAGGGGTTGGCAAAAGGCAAAAATCAATTTGAGCTTCTTCGCAATCCCAAAGCCACATATAGCCTTGCATTTGGATGTCATAGCCCGCCTTTTTAGCTTTTTCGGTCGCTTCATCAATAAAAAATGGGTGAGTACCAATATCCCACGAACATTTTGTATCAATAATAAGTTTTCGGCTTGGAACATAAATATCACACTCGCCCGTAATCCAATCATTTTCTCGGCGCTCTGTGTTTTTCTTGAGTGCTAGCCCACGCTTTAAACCACTTAGGCGGATGGCTTGATCTTCCAGCTCATTGCCTTTTTCGGTGTACTTATTGCCGTCAAAGGCTTGATAACCGAACAAATCAAATTTGGCGATTTCTCGCACTGCACTTTTTGCGGTGGCAGAAATGGTTTCTGATTTTGCTTTAGGTTCTGGTAGCAAGCGGTGTAGCATTGAACATCTAGCTTTCATTTGGTACATAGCTATTCCCTGTTATTTTCCAACGCTTCCAATTGTGCATATTGCTCTGGTGAGAATTTAAAACCGCTATCACAGAGTGCTTGCAAAGTGGTTTCTCGATTGAGAATATTTTGTTTGCATTGTTCAAAGGTTTCTTGGCTGACATTCATCGTTACAATTTCAGCGTCATCAATATTGTTATCAGGGTAATCAAATTCGCCATTTTCGCTGTCCTTGATAACGGATTGATCCGCAAGTACCGCATTTTGCATTTCTACGGAGAGTGGCGCTTGTTTTGAAAGCAGCAGTTTCATCACGGTTTTCAATGCCATACTTTCAAAATTGTCTGCCCATACACTGCTTGCCCATTGTCCTTTGGCTTTCTTTTCAAGATAAGTGCGGTAGGTTTGGCTATATTTTTTCGCGTGCTTTTCGATTTCCTCGTGGGTCATATAAAGCTCGGCAGAAAAATCATTCACCAATTTAAAGTAGGCATAATAGCCAATCGGCAATTCGCCTTCTTCAGGCTCTTGCTCCCAGTCAAATTCAAAGCCGTTGATAAAATCTTTTTTGACCAGTTGTTTTTTGTAAACAGGCAGAGCAACAAGGCGTTTAAATTGTCCACTACGCTGTGCAAGCTGAATAAAGCCTTTGTAGCCAATTTGGAATTGGGCTTCTATGACATATTCTTCTTTCGTTCTTGGCTTACCATCTCTATCAAGTATTACGTTACCTTCGGTATCAACTAAAGGCACTTTTCTTTTTGTGCGAAAAGGGACGAGATAGGCAAAACCTAAGCCATTTTGTAGGGGTAAATTTAGCGTTGCTGCCATACAAGCGGCATTAAAAATACTCTCTGGCTTTGCCGTCTTTAACATTGCATTACTGTTTGCAATTTGTATAACACTTGTGGCAAAGGTGCTTGCATTTTTCCCCACTAGTTCTTGTACTTTTTGTTTTATTAGTGGTGATTGAAAAAGTTGTTTTAATGTTGGGGGGCTTTTGGGTTTTTGTGGTTGCGTGATTTGGTTAGTCATTGTCGTTCTCCTAATCGTTGCTTGGCTAATTTCTCGATGGCTTGTTGTCGGTAGGGGAGGTAATCCGCCCCGCTTCCTACGGCAAGCCAAAATAAATCGTTGTCGCACAGGGTTTGGGTGAACTCGTCAAAGAGCGTTTCATCGCCCTTTCTGATTTGCTCGTCAATGCGTTGGATTTCTGCTTGTAACCGTTCTTCAAAGCCATCTTCAGCGTAATGGGCTTCTAACAATCGGTCGCTTTTGCGATCATAGGTTTGTGCGATTTGTAGGTAACTCATTGTTCCTCTCCTGTGCTTGTGTCGCCTTGACCATATCCGCAAGCATTGCGAACATTTCAGGTTCAAGCGTAATAGTTTGGGCGTTGGCTTTGCGGTCAAGCATTAGCCGTACTTTGCCGTTTTTGTCCACGAGATAACCATTCAAGCCATAAGGCGTAAACGGCTTGCGTGGCGTGACTTTTTTACGTTGGGTTTTAATCGTTACGGTTTGGATTTCTTGTGGGCTTTCGGTGTTCATTGTGGCTTCCTTTGTCTGTGTGGGTTCTTCTTTTCGCATTGGAATAACGGACAACTCACGCGTATTTTGGGGCTTTAGTGTGGCAGTTTTCCATTTGTCATCTGGCATTGCGGGCAGAATAACTTGATAAGGAGAAGTTTTTTCAAGGTCGAAGTTTGGAATAACCGTTGAGGTTTTCACCGCTCCTGAATGTTGTAAGTTGTAGCTATCAATAATTTTATTTAGACGGTTGATTGCCACTTTTTGATTCACCATTTTTAATGTGGCTTTCCATAATTTGTCATCAATCCAACATTCACCGTGCCAATAAAATGAAACAGGGTCTTGAATGAGTTTGTAAAGATACTTGCGTTTTTTACTTGCCATTGTTTATTTCCTCTTGCAAAAGTGCGGTGTAATTTTTGAGGTATTTTTCAGCCTCAACGGTTAAATTGGGCGGTAAGTCGCCTTGTTCTTGTTGCCACTCAAGGTTGGCTTGGCGTTCCATTTCGGCGAGTTGTTCAGTGCTGAAACCTTGCATTGCGTAGTAATCTTCCGCTGTTTGTGCGTAGGCATCAGCAAGGCTTAGCACGGTGATAATGGCAACAAGAAAGAGTAGGGTTTGTAGTGTATGTTTGATGAGGTCGTTCATTTTTGTTTCCTTTTTAATTGCTTTGTGATGGTTTGAGCAAATTGCTTTGCCCATTGATAAGCCTCTTCTTTATTTGTAAAACGTTTCCGCTTCCGTGAGATTTGATGTGGATATCCATCAATGATTTGAAATATCCTCACATCACCACGAAAACAGTCGTGCCGTTTATGTTTAATGTCGTGGCGAAATCCTTTAGTTGAGCCATCGTGGTAAGCACTGCTATGTACGCGATAAATTGGCATTGTTCTTCTCCATCTGTTTTAGATGTCTGAGTAAATAACTTACTTCTGGTTTTAGTAAGCGTTGGGTTTCAAAGGTCAGTAGTTTTCGTCCCGTTCGATAAATTAGCTCATGCGTGAAATGTACTGCGAAGAGTTGGCGATTAATGTCGTCTATCTGTAGGGTGGTTGGATTATCAAACACTACGATATACAGTTTATTGTTGTGATAAAGGCTAACCTCACCATATTGCGTTGCAATCTGACTTGTGGTGATGTTTTCACCTAATTTTGATTTAACGTAATCTGCCACCAATGTTTCATAACCACGCTGTTTCATCTTTGTTTCCTTTTTGTGCAATTTGCTGAATTTAGGGTGTAGAAAACCGCCACACGGTTCACAGGGAAGTGCGGTCGGTTTTGGTTAAATTTTAGAAATTGTGGTGTGGGAGTCGTTTTCTTGGGTTAAGAATTTCGTTATCCCGAATAGTCTGCAGTACTCTATTCCAATTTTCATCGCCCCAAGTTTCGATTTCAAATTGGGCGGTGAGCTTTTGAATTAGCGATTGATGATGGCGAAGCATAGAGCCATATTCGGAGACGATACTCCGTGCTTGTGGGGCAAATTTGGATTGAATGGCATCTAATGCTGGCACAATGTCTTTGGTAAATTCCACACATTTGAAAAGGGCGAACCAATCCCACGCTAAATTTTGTAGCTCTTTTTCGCTATGCTCGAAAGGATATTTCTTTTCGGGTTCTGGCAAAGCAAGTTGTTTTGGTTTTTGTCGCTCTACTTCTTGATCGAGAATATCCAGCACCCACTTACGAAAATCTTTAGCAACTTTGGTGTGTGAAAGCATTCCGATTAGGTGAGCACCACGCAAGCTGAAAATTCGCACTTTCTGCATTCCGCCGTTGGTTTGCATATTAATCAGTGCGGTCATATTTGGGGTAAATTCGTCAGCGTGGCGTTCATAGATCTTTGTTACACTATCAAAGCGTGAATAACCCAAAGCCTCACCAATTTCCAAAGTGGACAACCAAATTTGATTTTTTTGATTAATAACCGAAAGAGTTTTGTTTTGAAATGTTAATGTAGTCATTTTGATTTCTCGTAGTTTAAGTTTTAAAACCATCACTAACGTTGCAAATCGTTGGCGATGAACTAGACAGAGTTTGCAATACCGCTACGAGAAACGGCGGATCTTTCGATCCCTCCATCTAGCTCATCATTGACTACTTTGAAAGGGTACGTCAATTTGACGTTGCCTTTCAAAGGTTTGATTAGGCTAGTTTTCGGCTATAAAAAAAGACGCTTTGAGCGTCTATCCTTTTCACCGCTCTCATAGTTCAGGTTGCAAATCCCGACTTTCGTTTGAAAGTGGGTATATCCTAGATCAAAGGGCGGTGGTTGTCAATTAGATTGTAAAAGTTTTCATAACAAGTTGTTTATAAGCCTCAATAACTACTGAAAACTTACTTTGCTTGTCATCATCAATATTAATTCCGAAAGCTGGTGTGTCGTCAATATTCGGAAAAACAAATCTTATGGTATTTTCTGAAAGATAATAGGCTGTAATAACCAATCTAACAGGCTTCTTCGGGTAGGTTATTGCACTTTCTTCGAGCGCTAAAGATAAACCAAAAGTAATGCTTGGATTATGTAATTCATCATATTCTGCTTTAAGTTGATGTGACTCAGTTGGGGCTCCATCGCTATCGGTTACTCTGACGTAAGGTTCTGTTGGGCTTGGGTCGTTAAGTTGTTTTTTATAATATTTTTCTGTTAGCCCTAAATCCATTGCTAAAGCTAAACGTAATTGCCGAATTTGTTCTCTTAATATCGCGCGACGTTCAATCAAAATATGGTTGAATTGTTGGTGCTGTTTGCACAGATCTTGATATGTAATCATTAGTGCTCTCCTATTTTTTATCATTTTAAGGTACAAAAAAAGCCGTTAAAAAACGGCTTGGAAGTGCGGTTATCTTAATCTGAAGTTTGGGCGGTGTCAAATAAAAAATAATTAGTAAATACTAAATAAATCTTGCTTATTTATGAAGTATAAACTACAATAATCTTGTTTTTGGAATGGTTCTAAAAATGAGAAGCCCGACTGAAATCGGGCATCAAAAAAGGAGTTAGGATATGTGTTTGAAGCTCGCAATCCTAATTATCCTGCTAATGGTGGCAATGCCAGCATTCTAGGATAAACCTGCGGGGGATATGTGGAAGTGTCCCCCAATGGCTCCTACTATAAACCGTTAATTCATTAAATGCAAGAGGTTAATATGTCTCGTGGTCGTCCTAAGTCAGGTTTAACGCGTCAAGAACAGCAAGAAAAAAGCGATAAAAAACGCGGTGTGCGTTTGGTTGGTTTTAAGTTGAAAGAAGAAACCATTTCACGCTTAGCAGAACTCAGTGAACGCACCGGGAAATCCAAAACCGCCCTAATTGAAGAGATGATTTGGAATTATTAA